TATCTCCTGGTTGTCTGAGAGCAGTGCCTTGCGCCGTGAAGGCATCCCAGACCGTTTTGAGTTTAAAGGCAGTGTCATCTTTATCACAAACTTGAAGTTTGACAAGATGAAAAGCCAAAAGTTGCGCGACCACTTGGACGCCCTCCAAAGTCGTTGCCACTACCTGGACTTGACCTTGGACACCATGCGTGACAAGTTGTTGCGTATCAAACAGATTGCCAAAGATGGCGTGTTGTTTGCAGACTACGATTTTAACGAGTACGCACAAGATGACATCATTGACTTTATGCATGTCAACAAAGAACGCCTGCGTGAGGTATCCTTGCGTATGGCGCTCAAGATTGCAGACTTGCGCAAGAGCTTCCCTAACAATTGGAAGCGCATGTCAGAGACAACATGTATGAAGAGTGCCTAATTTTTAACTTAACTGGAAACTAATATGTCAAATTTTGCAATTGAAATTATTAATGTAGCAACACCAGACGGCATAAAGCCGTTTGTTACCAACCGAGACGACTATCGTAGCGACGAACGTCTAGCAAAAGAAGTGCCATCTTACTTTACAAATACTCGTAAACTAGGTGAAGGCTATTACTTTGTTAGTCGTGTATATTTTGCAATAGGGCTGACAAAAGAACAAGGCGAAGAAGGCCTGTCAGGATTGCTTGCGTTGTACGAATTAATGAATCAAGAAACATTAAATGGAAAGACTGCCCCAGGTAAAAATCGCACTAAGTTAGAGTTGGTTGAGGCTTAAATGGCTTGGGTGGGTGTCATACTATTAATACTAGTAGGGCACCCAATATTGGCAGTGTTATTGGCTTTTTTAATTTTAGTGTTTGGATAACTGGAGTACCAAATGTACAAGATTTATGATGGTGACTTGTTCCTGTTTGCTGTGGATACCCAGTATGAAGCAGACGAGCAGGAGCAACAGGGTTTTCAAGTGGTAGTTGGTTAGTTCATTTTGTTTCCTTTTTTCCTGGGAGTAGGTTGGCTCCGGCCCAGGCTTTATGACAGACACCCTTAAAAAAGGTGTCTGTCTTTTTGACTTTGTTACTGTACTACTGTATAATCTTAAATACTTGATATGACTTTTTGCTATTCCCCTTGGTCCAACATTGACATTAGTCCCCAAGGTGATCTCACGCCTTGTTGCAAATTTCAAATGTCCAAGTACGATGAGTCGTTTAATGTGCAAACGCAAACCTTGCCTGAGTATTTTGGGAGTGCCTTTTTGGCGGAAATCAAGCAAGAATTCTCACAAGCACAATGGCCACGTGGATGCGAACGGTGTCGCATTGAGGAAGAGAACAACATTGCCAGCAAGAGGCAACTGGATTATGAACGCTGGCAACAACATTACCAACTGTATGATCTTGACAGCAGTAAGTGTATCACCGCCAGCATTGCATTTGGCAACACCTGTAACCTAAAATGCATAACCTGCAGTCCTTACAGTAGCAGTAAATGGCATCAAGAACATCTAAAAATACACAATGTCAACATTGGACCTGTTAAATTTTACAGGAGTGATTTTGTAGAAAAGTTTATAGAACAGTCTCCGGATATTGTTCATTTGGACATACCCGGAGGCGAACCTTTTCTATCTGGTGTACAAGAACAGAAACGCTTGTTAAATCATTATATAACAACAGGACAGGCCAAGCATATCAGTTTACATTACACCACTAATGTAACGTTATTTCCTGATCAAGAGTGGTGGGATATCTGGCATCACTTTGATAACGTCGACATCCAACTCAGCATAGACGGGGTGGGCGACAGATATGAGTACATTAGATATCCGGCCAAATGGGCAGAAGTTGTTGATAACACTGCTCGGTACTTAGAACGGCACCAAGGCAATATCCAGCTTAGTGTAAGTCATACCGTGAGTGCCTACAACATTTATTATCTTGATGAATTTTTTACATGGTGCAAACACATAGGATTGCCTGATCCGTGGATGGGCCGAGTTCATAATCCCATGCACATGCGACCCACAGTATGGCCTACTGCTGTCAGAAATCACATTGCTGAACATTTACAATCCAGCAGTTACGAGCATGTGCGCACCTGGGCACAACTATTACAAAGCCAAGATGACAGCGACAAGTTTGATAAATTTAAGACTTATCTGCTACAGCATGATCAATATAGAGGATTGAACTTTGCAGAAACGTTTCAGGAACTATCGGAGTTGTTAAATGTCTAGCAGAAAAGACTATCCAATATATCAGGTGCTTGAAGAAAAGAGCAAGTTTTTTTGTCCTGCCAAGTGGACAGAGTTGTTCTTGTATCTCAATCATGGAACCAGTAACAGTTGCCATCATCCTATTCCACACAACATACCACAAGAGTTGCTGAGCAATCCGGCAGTGTTACACAACACCCCGCACAAGTTAAAAATGCAACAGCTCATGATAGACGGAGTCAGACCAGACGAATGTCACATGTGCTGGCACATAGAAGATGCAGATCCTGATGCAGTGAGTGACCGCATTACCAAAAGTCAGCACTGGCAAGATAAAATTGCAGGACTTGCAGTTGATCCAGAATATGTGCCGCCATTCATTGAAGTGGTATTTGACAATTATTGTAACCTAACCTGTAGCTATTGCGACTCCGGGCAAAGCAGTTCTTGGGCTGCCAAAATACACAAACAACCATTACACTTGCCCACGGACCATCGTGAGTTGTATTCTAAAATTCATATTGCGCCCGGAACAACCAAGCAACAGTATCTTGATGCATGGCTTGCCTGGTGGCCTACCATACGTGATCAAGTACAGATACTCAAAATCAGTGGCGGCGAACCATTGATGAGCAAAAACTTTTGGCGCTTTGTTGATGATCTTGGCACAGCACCCAACTTGTCTATTGCTATCAACAGTAATTTTTCTGTGGACCACGAGTTGGTAAAACGCTTTGCAGCCTATGCACCAAACTTTCGCAAGGTAACAATATCTGCCAGCATTGATGCAACCGGAAGCATTGCAGAATATGCAAGGCAAGGTCTAGACTATCAGCAATTTTTACACAATGTGCATTACTGGTGTTCAAGCACACCGGATAATTGTTTTCTCAAACTACAAAGTACAGTCAACGTATTGAATGTATGGGGGCTAACTGACAAGTTTGAATTAAACGCACACTTGCGACAACTATATCCTGCTCGTGTGTTGGATTTTTATAGCACAATTGTGCGGGCACCAGAGTTTCAGTCAATCTTGATACTACCAGACGCTGTTAGACATCAACTTGGTAACCAAATTTACACTTGGATTGAGCACAATAGTCTAACACCTACAGAAAAGGTACTGGCAAACAAAACTGCAAGTTACCTTGTGAACAATCCAGAACCCATGCACAAGTTTGAGCAACGTCAATTAGAGTTTGACTTTGTGACATTTTTACTGTATTATAATCAAACAAGCAAACTACAATATCAAGATGTGTACCCTAAAGAATTCTTAGAATGGATAGAAACAATTGAAACAATGCACAATACAAATACGTGACGAAGTCAACATCAAGTTAGAAGGACTTGATTTGGATGTGCGTAAAAAACTAGTCAATACATTCAAGTATGAAAATCCGGCAGCTAGATATTTGCCCGCAGTCAGGCTTGGCCGATGGGATGGCAAGATTGCCTACTTCCAACTTGGTGGTAGCACCTACACCAACCTGTTGCCCGAGATCATTCCTATCCTGGAGCAGTACAACTACGACATTGAACTGGATGACCAACGTGAATACTCAACTACATTTGAGTTTGCACTGATGAAGGAAGATACCTTTGCTGGCACACTATGGCCCAAAGGACATCCACAAGAAGGGCAGTCTATTGTGCTACGAGACTATCAAGTGGAGATCATCAACAACTACTTGCAGAACCCGCAATGCATACAGGAAGTGGCCACAGGCGCAGGTAAAACTATTATGACAGCGGCTCTAAGTTGGAACGTACAACCTTATGGTAGGTCAATTGTTATTGTGCCCAACAAGAGCTTGGTTACACAAACAGAAAAGGACTATGTCAACTTGGGACTAGATGTAGGTGTGTACTTTGGTGATAGGAAAGACTACGGCAAGACACACACCATCTGCACTTGGCAAAGTCTAAACAACTTGCTTAAAGATTCCAAAGATGGCACAGCAAAATTTACCATACAAGACTTTATAGAAGATGTGGTGTGTGTTATTGTGGATGAAGTACACATGGCCAAAGCAGATGCACTTAAAACTTTGCTGACAGGTATCATGGCTAGGGTGCCAATTCGATGGGGATTGACCGGCACGATCCCAAAAGAAAAGTTTGAGAGCCAGGCCTTGTTGGTGGGACTAGGTCCTGTGGTTAGCAAACTGAGTGCAAGTGAACTACAGGATCGCGGGGTGCTGGCGCAGTGTCACGTTAACATTGTACAGTTGGTAGACCATGTGGAATATTCCAACTACCAAAGTGAGCTCAAATACTTGCTGGAAGAATCCGGGCGGCTTGATACCATGGCAGACCTTGTGCGCAGAGTCAACGAAACAGGCAACACTCTTGTGCTGGTAGACAGAACCGAATGCGGCAGACAATTAGTAGAACGACTAGGCGATGGTGCAGTATTTGTATCCGGGGCAACAAAAGCAAAGGCTAGACAAGATGAATACGACGAAGTGGCCGACGCAACAGGCAAAATTATTGTGGCAACATATGGTGTGGCTGCTGTTGGTATCAATATACCTAGGATTTTTAATCTGGTTCTCATTGAACCTGGAAAATCCTTCGTCCGTGTTATCCAAAGCATCGGTCGAGGCATACGTAAAGCAGAAGACAAAGATCATGTTCAAATCTGGGACATAACATCAACCTGCAAGTTTGCAAAACGTCACTTGACCAAACGCAAACAGTTTTACCGCGAAGCCAACTATCCTTTCTCTGCAGAGAAATTAGAGTGGATGAAGATCAAATAAACTTGACTTTTACTACAAAATATTGTAATATACTACTATGCGAATACTAACACTAGACAACCAACACTACGACCTTGATCATTTGCCTGAAGAGGTAGATGACATGAGGTTTGCTATACTAGATAACTCTAATCCAGCAGATCCTGACTATCACTTTATTCCTTTGATCTTCTTGGAAAGTTTTAACTCACCGGCCTTGGTGTTGCGTATAGGCGATAACACAATCAAGATGCCTATGGACTGGCAAGTGCTGATTGGTGAACCCGAAATTGGCGACCTAGAAGTATTGCCCTTGACTAGTATCAATGATCGTGGATTCAAAGTATTCCAATTCAATCCTCTTACCAGTTTCCGCCCCAGCTTTCCTGACATTGAGATACTGGATGTGTATCATGAAGTATCTTGGTATGCACCCAAACTCAAGAACGGACAAATGCTAGCAGTGCCAATCACAGACGGTGACGAACCAGAATGTGTGTACTTTGTCAAAGACATCAGTCGTAACTGCGAGATAGTAGATTACAACAAAGCATGGTAGGCAAGTATGGGCAATCTCACACCAGGCGTAACATACATTTACGAGCGTGACGGCCCCACGATATATGCTCGCGAGTTTGGCTCGTCGGAACGCCAAGTTGTGGGATATGATCAGGACCTAGAAAACAAGATACTGGGCATGCCTTCGTCCACTATGGCCAAAATTATGGGAATTTATCATATGTCACTAAATGATCCGGGCATGCAAGAGTTGTGGAATCAACTGGAAATGTTGTATAATTTAAAGAAAACACATGATTGATAAACTAAGCATTGCCAATGAGATGAAAATGTTTGATCACAAGGTCAGAGATTTCTACGACGAGCTAACTGATGAAGAGCGCAAGAAGTTTGCTCCGTTCCTGATGATACGCTGGGGCAGTGCAGTAGAAGGTTCAAGAGACTTGCAAGAGTTCTATGTGATTTCCACAAACGAACGCTTGAACAAAAACTTCTTTAACATCAGTTCATCCAAGCATCGTAAACTGCAATG